ATATGAGGTTGCTGCACCTGAGGGTTATCACTGGATGAACTATGAATCTGGGCCGGTATTGATGGTCGGTGATTTTAAAGAGCACGAAGGTGCCTCAGAAAAATTTGCTTTCGAAATCATTGAAGAGCACGATCCTTCACGCTTAAAAAATAAAGAGGAAGACGAGGATCTTGAAAATGACATGGAGGAAGGATATAGCGATCCCGACTCTGAAGATGAAGACGAAAAAAAAGAATTGGAGCGTAAAGCTCTATTAACAGCACTCTTAACTTTAGGAGAAATTCATGAGTGATATTAGCAGAGCAAAAAAGATTATAGATGGTCTGGTCAGTGCTCAAAAAAATGCAGGCGATCGTCTGCAAAATGTCGAAAAGCAAGTCGAAGATTTGAAGACTGCGCAACGAATTATTGACGAAGCCACGCAGGCACCAATGGTGTACAGTGATGAAAGTGAAGTCCGTAATTTTGTAAATGAAGACGGATCCGTTCAGTGGAAAACGGAAACCAAAAGCTACCTGAACGGTCGCGGTCACCGTGTCCAGATTGAGGAAGCAGGTTTGCTTGATTGCGAAGATACTTATTCAGATTGGCATTCCAAACTGAAGAAGATTTCCTCTGATCGAAAGCTTGCGCGAATGCTGATGACTGATCCGTATACTCCAAAGCTCGATATGAAACTCTACAAGCATCTCATGTCTGGCCCAAGAGAAATTCTGCCCTCAGTGAAAAAGGCTTTTAACAATCAGGCTGGATCCGGCCAAGAATTTATCCCCGATCAGTTCGTCAGTGATTTATACCAAGCGTTCGAAGTTCCAACACGATTGCGTGCTTTGCTTACTCGAATTCAAGCGGATCGAAATACACTTTTGGTGCCTCGCCTTCAGCGCGGCGGTCGACCATATCTTAAACAAGAAATTTTGGTAGACTCACCGCTGGCCCAATATACTAGTTCAACACCTCAAACCGGTGACGCAACTATTAATATAAAGGGAATGGCTGTTCGTTATGTATTAGACGACGCTGCAGTAGAGGACGCAGCCCTGAGTATATTGCCAATCTTCAGTCAGCAAATTAGTGACGACCTCAATGCAGGGTTTGAAGATGCGTGTATTAACGGCGATTCCGCGGCCACACATCAGGACGACATCGCGAATTGGAACATTCGATCCCGTTGGGGCTCCTCGGGGCTAGGCGGGGCCTCAGACCATCGTCGTGCGTTTTTGGGACTCAGGGCCGCAGCAGCGGATCAGAGTAACTCGCTCGACCAAGGAACAAGCCTCACGATCAAAAATATTCTTGCAGGAATGGCCACGCTTGGTGAACTTGGAACGCAAGGCCTTGTAATGGTTGTCAGCCCTGAATTCCTAGTCAAGCATTTAATTGGCTTGAGTGAAGTTTTGACGATCGACAAATTTGCAAACTCTGCAACTATATTGTCCGGTCAAATTGCTTCGATATTCGGTATCCCCGTAATTTTAAGTCGTTACCTCAGTGCGGATCTGGAAAGCACCGGTCTATTCTTGAACTCAGGTTCAAAAGACAGGACTGGATATTTGCTCTTTAATGCTTCAAGTTATTATCTTTATGAGCGCAGAGGAATTGTGCTCGAACAAGATAAAAATATTACTGCTGGTGCCATTAATCTTGTTTCAACATATAGAGCAACAATGGCCTCACCGGATCAATCAACCACGAAGAATGTTTTCTTCGGTCGCAACTTCGACTAAAAATAGGATCATATAATGTTTTATATTTCAACTAATCTGACGCATGCCGCTAGTGACGGCTCAACCGAAAGTTATGTGACGCTGCCAGTGGCTGCAAAATTGAATTCTGTTCGACTTTGCCCTGATGTCAGCACCGCAAAGCACGCTTCGAATTATGTTACTTTTTCGATCGCTGACAATGCTGCTACAACAATCTTCTCAGCGACAACCGCTGATTCAGGTGGGGTAACACTGACAGCGGGAACTCCTGTAACGGTTACTTTGTCTACCGCAGCAGACTATGACTTCGCTGCAGGTGAAACTGTAAAGATTCGAGTTGCTGATAACTCAGGTGGAGCCAACTGCGCCTTCACCGTGGTTTACGAATTCGCCCCCGCTCGCGGTTAGTAAATCATGTCATTGGTATCACTATCGACCTTTAAGGAATATCTGCCAGAAATTTCTGGCAGCGCAAGTGATACCGAACTCCAATATTTGCTCGACCGCGTTGAATCAGCGGTCGCAGCATATATTGGTTTCCCACGGGTGTACGACTCTGCTCTACTTTCCCCTCAGTTAGAAAGCAGGTCGTACACCCTTTATATTGATTCTTCATATCACGATATCCCATATGTGCTTGCGCTGCCGATCAGACCAATATCTGCTGTGACAAGTTGGCATTCAGATGTCGAAAGATTATATGGATCAGATACTTTGATTGATAGTTCAGAGTACGAAATCGACAAAGCAAATGGTCGACTGATTCTAAAGTCGACATCAGGGGAAGCAATCTCAAATGGATATAGAGCCAATAAAGTTGTAATAACTGGTGGCTTTACTGAGTCGGTAAAAGATATCGAGCACGCAGTCTGCGTATACGCTTCACAACTTCAGCGTAGCAAAATGACCCAAGGCAAAGAATCAACGACCCAAAGAGATGTTACAATAAAAATCTCACCGCGCACCATTCCTCAGGAAGTGAAGGATATTCTTTATCCCTACAGAGTTTATGGTCGAATATTATGAGTATTTCGTTCGAGGAATTTGTTGAAAGGCAAATCAGAGCGGCGGAATTGCTCAATCGAAATGTTAGGCTCTCACTGATTAAAAATGCCTTGCGAATGGAGGCCGACGCCAAACTCAACGCGACGGGATTTCCAAAAGTTCAAACTGGCCGCTTGCGAAATTCAATTCAAGGAATTGTTGGGAAAAGTTTTGCGCAAGGCGGTTTCTATATTTTGCTAAGGGCTGGGGGCTTATCAATGGTTGACGACGCAGCGTTCTACGCGGGTGAGCGTGGAGCAGATGTCAATTACGCAAAAGTCCAAGAATTCGGTGGCGGGGAAGATAACATAATTCCAAAGTTTTATCTGCGAAGATCGCGGGATAAAAATATGCCTAAATTGGAGCGCGATATACAGAGAGCACTTAAATTGTCTTTGCAAGGAAAGTTTTTCAGATGAGTGACTCACCAATAGTACGAATTGAGGACGCGATTAAGACAACAATCGCAACAGATTATTCTGCAATGTATTCTGGATTGAATCTCACCGGCAGAGTTATTATTGGTGAAAACCCGACTGCGCCTCAAATTCCTTCCGCTTCAGTTACCTTTGTCGACTTCATAGAAGATTTTGGACAATCAATGGGTCGTTATCAGGGTAGCGCAGAATTCAATATTACAGGTTACGTTGCCGGTGATTCATATTCTGCGGATTCACGAAGAAAACAAGCAATCAATTTAGCGTCAGATATAATAAAAACACTGACGGCAGATCGGCTGTTGGGTTTCAGTGACGGGATAGTCGACGATATCAAATGTAGCTTTCTTGCTCGAGATGGCGATAAATTAGGAATACCAAACGTCGGAATTTGTTATATTAGGGTTTTGGTATCAAGACAAACAGATAGAGGTGATTAATGGGGACTTGGGCAGATAGCAGTATGACATATCGGCAGCCAATTTCTATCCCTGTCTTCACCGGCGGCGGAGCAACCACAATTGATGTCGAAGTTACAATCCCACCAGATTGGGACGCGTTTTGGGACAATATTCTTTCCAACTTTTACGATATCAAATTCTATACCGCTGACGGCTCAACCGCTATTGCCTATCGTAGAGTCAGCGGTGCAAGTTACGCCAGCCGGACTTTGCAAGTGCAACTTGACGCGGTTTCGATTGATGACCAATCTTCGACTTCATTAATCTATATATATTTTGGAAATTCATCTGCAAGTTCAGATCCGGCCACCACGCCAACTATATCATCAGCGAAGACAGGATATATTTGGATCGGTCGACCGGTAAGAATAGTTACCCCAGCAATATCCGGTGACGGCAGATCGCAGCCCGAAGTAACCTTCACCAAAGAGGAAGGCGAAAAGATCGATATCTGGTTTGATGTTAGAGCATTATTGGCTTCATATATTGATCCTTACAACGGCAAGATTGGTTACGAGGCAATCAAAAGAGTCCAACCAAAAAGTCTGAATTCCAGTGGCACTGATGACTCTGGGAGATACTCTGCCGACGACACATATTTTTTGAATGGTTACGCGTCAATCAGGGCGATCGCAGGAAACAATAATAACGATTTTGCGACTGGGTTAGACATTTATACAACGAACGGTCAAACTATAAAAGTCCGCTGCCTATTAAAAATCATAAACAAACTTCCAACATAGGGTGACATATGCCAATTCAATTCGGTAGAAATTCATATATTCAGACAAAAGAAGAATCAACTTACGGTACAAAGGTGACCTCCGGATTGACCGATCAGAGGTTAATATCATGTACTCTGCAAAAGACAATCGAGCGATCCAAGAAAACATACCTTAATCACGGTGAAGCCGGTTTCGTGAATTCAACTTTTGATGCTTTCAATATTACTGGCGGTAACATTACTGGGCCGCTTCATTACGCAGGAAACGGTGATATACTTGGGGCCGCTTTGGGAACAGTCGTGACGAGCGGATCGAGCGCACCATATACCCACACGTTCAAGCCCGACAAAGATTTACCTTCACTGACTATTAATTTGTTTCGAGGAAAAAGATCCGGATCTGGCAATCACCCTTTCAAGGAAATTTTTAAAGGGTGCATGGTTTCACAATTGACAATTTCTTGCGCAGCGGGTGAGGAGGCAACATTTTCTGCGGAAATCATTGCTCAAGATTCCGAGGCTCGATCAGAGGTCAATAACACAGTTGCCTTCCCCGCTTCAGCGGAGCCAATATTTCATCATCAATTAACAGCGGATCAACTTCGCTGGAACGGCTCCCCCAACTATTCTGTTCGATCTTTTGAGATTGTAATAGATAATAAACTTGAAAGGCGAAATAATTTAGGAACACAATTGACCGCGCAGCCTACCGTCAGTGACACCAGAGAAGTTCGAATGACGGTAACAATGGATTTGGATAGCGAGCAATTTTACACTGATTTTATTGCAACGCCAACGGCAACTGACGGTGACGCGATTTTGATAATGGACGGAATTGGCGTGCATAACCAAATGACTTTTACATTACATAACGCGGTGATTGAAGAATACTCTGATCCGGTTAATACCTTTGGTCGGATCGAAGCCTCAGTAACTTTTTTGGGCACGGTGAGCACTGGCGGAGATGAAGGGTTATCAATTGCAATGCAGAATGAAAATGCAAATCCAATTTAAAAAAGACATGACAAAACAAGGAGAAAATAATGCTGCCGATATTAACGGAAATAGCAAAGAAGAGTCGTTGGAACATAACGGCCTTCGAAGGAAAACTACATTTAAGCGGAAGAATATTGTCCGTTATCGAAGCCCAGAGCGCAGGAATAGCGTCGAGGGCACTGATGATGAAAATGTTCGTTGCCCTAAAAGATGATGATGATACAGAGAGCGAGGAAAATCTAACTGATGACGAAATGATGATGCAGCGACTTGAGTCACTGAAGGCAGACGACCTGCTTGATTTTGGAAAAATGCAGGATCGGGTGGTTTGCCAAGTGACTGACAAGGCGTCGCAAGACGGTGAGAATTTCGAAAAGATTTCTTTCGTTCCCAACGAAGGTCAACAAAATCCCACGCGAAATTGTCTTTGGGTTGGTTTATTAAGTCAAGATGACAAAAACAAAATATTTGAAGCAGCCATGATTTCGGTGCAGGAGGTGTCGGATCAGGCCGAAAACTTTTGAAAACGATTCTGACTTCATAGATTTAATAGATATAGTCGCAAGACAATATGGTCGGCTTCCCAGTGAGATAATAAAACTTTCATGGGGTGAACTATATTTTTGCGTTCGCTGTTTGTACGCGCGATCAGAAAGGGCCAAGTCAGCAATGAAAAGTCAAAATAAAGATGACATGATTTTCCCAGTTATTAATATAATGGACTTAATTGATATCGTGTGACACATGGCAACTACAGTAGATTACATATTAAAAATTGGATCGGCCCAAGCAACAAAGTCTTTAAAGGGTGTAGCTCAGGAAACACAAAAGCTTGATTCGACTTTCAAAGGCACGGCAAAAAGAATTGGAAAAAGTGTACTTGCAATAGGGGCTTCTTTTGCTGCGGTCGGTGGAGCCGTTTTTGCTTTCGGACAAAAAATGGCCGATCTGGCGAATAACCTGAGTGATACCTCAGCCAAGACAGGATTGGCAACTTCAACGCTTGCCGGACTAAAATTGGCCGCTGAAGGATCCGGCTTATCTTTTGGATCTCTGCAATCTGGGCTTATCAGATTCCAGTCTTCAATGCTTGACGCAGCCAACGGAACAGGAATGGCCAAAGAGGCTTTTCAAGCCTTAGGAATTGACGCGCGAAATAGCAGCGGTGAGTTACGAGATGCGGATAGCGTGTTCAAAGAATTGACCAGCAAAATGTCTGAAATGGAAAATCAGACTTTGCGAAATGCTTTTGCGATTGACATCTTTGGACAAAGAGCTGGCCCCGCTCTGATTCAGTCTGGCGCAATCAATAACATGCAAGCATTCTCAGAATTCGCGTCGACGTTTGGTGTGAATATGAAGGAGGCCGGTGACGAGGCGGCAAATTTTCAGAGAGCAATGGCCGAGATAAAAATGGTTTTGGAGGGCGTGTTTTCAGGCCTTTTAACCACGGCTACAGGAACAACAAAATTATCTGACGGCCTTTTTAAAATCTCAGATAATATCGTTTTCTTTGGAACAATAGCTAAGGGTGTTTTGGGAAATGTTCGTGGGATCGTTACGGGGCTTATTGAAGGATTCAAGGGCTTAAAGTCAGTCATTCGAAATACAGGGCATATTTTGGTCGCGGTGTTCTCGGGTGATTTTGCAAAAGCAGAACAAATTGCCAACGGAACATCTGAATTCGTGGAACAGCAACTTGAAAAGATGACTGATGCCTTCACCACGAATATGAAAGATACGGAAAGGTTAGGACGCGAAGCCGAGGCTGCTGTTCAAAAACAA